ACCTTTACACCACCTATCTGTTTCTAATACCCGCGTAAAATCTGGATCGGCCTGGGGTAAAATGCTTTGTCAGCATCGCTGAAACCGGCTGTTTATCTTTGTTCCCGAACAGCGCAAATGGCTTTTTATACAATCTGGCGGTAATGTTCAGCGTCATGGATAAATTTACCGGGCCAGTGCAAAAAATGGCCCAAAACCTGAGTAAATTCGAAAAGCAGATCCAGAAAGCACAAGGTATGATCGACTTCGGCAACCGGATGGCCGTTTCGGGTGCCCTCGTGCAGGGCGCGGCGGATAAGGTTAACGGCGCGCTTTTCGGGCTCCTCAGGCCTACCGTGGAAAATGAACGGGCGCTGGGAGAGCTGGCGTCCGTGGGGATCAAGAACTTCGAGGCGATCAAAAAGGCGGCCAGCGACTTCGCCGCTGAATGGTCCGGTACTACGGAAGCCCAGTTTATCTCGGCGGCTTACGATATCAAGTCCGGGATCTCATCCCTCTCGGACGCCGCCGTAGGTGAGTTTACCAAGATGGCCGCGCTCACGGCCAAGGCCACCAAGTCTACGACGGCTGAGATGACCAGTCTTTTCGCTACCGGTTACGGGATTTTCAAGGACATGTACAGCTATATGTCAGACTTCGAGTTCGCAGAGATGTTCAGCGCCGGAATCGCGGCCAGCGTGCAGTCGTTCAAGACCACCGGGTCACAGATGTCACAGGCCCTCACGACGCTAGGGGCGGCGGCCACTACCGCACAGCGGCCTTTCGAGGAGCAGTTGGCCGTGCTGGGCATGCTGCAAGCCACGATGCCGGGCGGCGAGGCCGGCACTAAATACAAGGCGTTCATTAAGGCTGCAGCAAAGGCAGGTCAGGAGTTATGTCTGAGTTTCGTAGACAGCAATAATCAGCTCCTCAGCATGGTCGAGATCCTTGACAGACTCCGAGGCAAGTACGGTGAGACGCTGGACGCCATGGAGAAGCAGCAGATCCAGAAGGCTTTTGGCACCGAAGAAGCAGTGGCCCTCATTGACCTTTTGTACGGGAAGGTTGGCGAACTGCGTAGCAACATAGATACCCTGGGAATGTCGATGCGGGACGGCATAGCGTTCACCGAACAGATGGCGCGGGCTATGAACAACGACCTGGGTGCAAATTTAGAAGTCTTGGGTCAGAACATAGACATTCTCAAACGCAGCATCGGGGACGAACTTTCCCCGTTAATTCAAATGGCTATACCCACCGTCAAGGATTGGGTACAGGGGTTCCAGGAGCTGGCGAAAACGCACCCCACGCTGGTGCGCTCGGCGCTCTTGCTGGCTGCCATCGGGGGCGTAGCCCTGGCGGTGCTGGCTCCGATTTTAGCGATAGGCTCCGGACTAATTATGCTTGCCGGCTATACTATTTGGAGCTTTGGACAAATCCGAAAAGCATTTGCAAGGTTATTTCCATGGTTAAGGGGTCAAGGGGTCAGGACGTTTGCTTCAATGCGTTTAGCTATGGTTCGCCTTTGGCCTATGATCGGTAACCTCGGAGCACGCCTGCTTTGGCTCGGGCATGTGGCATCCATATACGTGCGGGTAGGGGTGCAGAGATTAATACTCGGTTTGGGCGGTCTCGGCCGTGCCGCGATCCGGACCGCGATCACGGCCCTGCCCCCCCTGATTGCGGCGGTATGGTCCTTTACAGCAGCCCTCTTAGCCAACCCCATCACGTGGGTAGTGATTGCTATAGTCGGACTTGGAGCCGCACTCTACATGCTCTACCGCCGCTGGGATGAAGTAACGGCTTTTCTCAAAAATACTTGGGTGGCGATGCAAAATACATTTGCTAAAGCCAGGGAGTGGTTTGCGGGAGTATTTGAAAACATCATCGCCGTAGCCCAACAGTACGGCCCGATGATCCTGGCCGTGCTGATGCCGGTGATCGGCATCCCAATGCTCATTGCCCAAAACTGGGACAAGATCAAAGAGATCGCCGGCAGGATCTTCGGCGACCTGGTGGAGTACATCCCCGCGAAAATTGCCGAGATTATTGACGCCATCAAGGCCAAGACAGCGGAATTCATTAATTCTGGAAAAGCGTTAATTCAGGCGTTCGTGGACGGGATCAAAAGCGTAATCAACAAGCCCGTGGAGGTAGTGAAAGCGGGCCTGCAGAAGGTACGGCGCCTGTTGCCCTTTTCGGATGCGAAAGAAGGCCCCCTCTCTACCCTAACGAAGTCCGGGATGGCCTTCATCGATACCTTCGCCAGGGGGATAGTTTTACGAGCCCCTGTTCTGCAGGCCGCTGTGGCAGGGGCGCTGGACCAGGGGTGGTCCGCAGCTTCCGGAATGTCCCTGAACACGGCCCCGAAAGTGAACCTGCAGGGCTTTATACGCGAGTCATTCCGCGAGCGGGAGTCTACCTACACGCGGGATCACCGGCCCATCGTGATTGTAATGGGCGGCCAGCCGCGCGCGGATAATGACTACAGCGACATCATCGACATGGCGTACCGCTACCTGCACACCCAGGGCGACTAGAGGTGATCGAAATGCTTCAGGTCTTTACCACCAATATCGGACAGGTGAAGGTCGGCGACACCCTGCTGCCCGGCGTTTTTGAAAGCCTGGAGATCACCGGGCGGGTCAAGATGGACCAGGTAGAGATCCAGGGGAAAGAAACCAATGTCACGCAGGCCGTGGGTTATGACCCCGCCACCGTGCGCTTGACTATAAACCTGCTGCCCCGGGAAGAAGGTGGTGAGTGCGATGACCAGATTGCCGTTATCCAGCGGGCTTTCCGGCAGTCGAAAGACCAGGAAAGGCCGGGTGTTTACCGGTTAGTTAACAAACATGTTCAGGCTCGAGGTGTTGATGAGGTTATATTTAGTGGCTTGAAAACTTTTGAAGATAATCGTAGTGACAAGGTGCTGGTGATCTGCGAGTTTACCGAGCACGTACCGATTAAGGTCAAAATCAGAGAAGCGACATCAGTGACACCAACGACATCAACGACATCAACACCACAGTCCGAACCTACGGATAATGAAGCATTGCCTGCGTATCGTGACAATTGGGAAATGTATTGGGAAATGTTGCCCGGATACTCAAAAACCGACCGGACCCCGGCCAAGGATGACCGCAAGCCTGGGTTGCTTGCAAGTATCCTTGCATGGCTGAAAGGTGAGGACAATGCTGCGTAACCTTTCTGCATCCTATTCTGCGTCCTACGTGCAATTACGAGGAAACCAGCCGGCCAGCATGTTCTCTCCTTTTGTAGAACTACGGGTCAACGGTGCTCAGGTGCGGAACTTCGACAAGAAGTGTGACATCTGGGTGTCGCGCAAGGAGCCGGCGGACGTGGCCGAGTTTGAGCTAAAGACCACCCTGCCGGAGCTGGGCCTGGCCAAGAATACGCCCATTGAGCTATATATCGGATATGACCTGGACAAGCCCTGGAAGGTATTCGCGGGATACATCACCGAACCCCGGGACCCGCTGTACATGGCCAAAGATGAAGCAGTGAAACTCTTTAGAACCAAGCCGGTGCAAACCCTTCTGAATGTGACGCCGCAGGACGTGATCAAGTTCGGCCTGCGGCAGGCGGGTATCGCGGAGTTTCAACTGAGCGAGAAAACCTTCCTCCGTAAACCGCGCTTTGTGATTGCCGGGGAGAACGTCTCGGATCTCATCCGCAGGGTGAACGCCACCTGGAACATTGATTATGACTGGTTCTTTGATGCGGAGGGCAAGTTCTACTGGGACGATCCAGCGTCCGCAGACGGCCCAGTATACAGCTACCGGTACGGGGAAAACATTATCGAGCTGGATTTCGGCACCGACCGGGAGCCGTCCGGGCAAAGGGCTTTGGGAAATACGACCGGGTTGGGGCGGCTGTTGACGGTGGTTTCCCCTTTCATCACTCATTCGCAGGAGATTGAAATTATTTGGCCGGAAGTTGGCGACCGCCGCTTCATGGTGGAAACAGTGCACCACTTCCGCAACGAAAAAGGGAGTTTGCGCACCGAGATATTCTTCCGTGAGATTTAGGAGGTACTATGAACGCCCAGGTAGACAAGCTTTTGGAAGTCATTCGCAAAACCGTTCTTAGGCTCTTCCCTGAGCTGGCAGGACGCTATCACTTGACGGCCAGGGCCAGGGTGGTCAGCACCACCGGTAACAGCCTGCAGGTGCAACCCCTGAAAAGGGACGGCAGCGTTGATCCCACTGCTCCGGCGGTAGTGTGCGATCCCCTGCCTTACAAGCTTAAGCCGGGGAACGTAGTTCGCCTGGGGTTCCTGTATGGCGACCCATCGGAACCTTACGTTGAGGCCGTGGCTACGGCGGCCCTGGCGCAGATAACCGCCGGGGGGCTACTGGTTGAAGGGTACGGAGAGGTAACGGATTACTTGGTGGCGGAGCACCTGGCCGACCATTCCCGGATCTGCACGATGACGTCACCTGTGGATCAGGACGGCAACCCGCTGCCCGGGGCCACTACCAGCGATCTAACGAGGTTCGACTTCACTTCGCCGCTCAAGGTCGGCGATCGGGTCGTGGTGCTGCCGATCGAGGAGGGTAACAGATTCGTCGTGGTAGCCAGACTGTAGGGGGCAACGGATATGGAAGATATTCTGCTCGACAAGGACGGGAACTTTGTAGTGGCTGCCAACGGTGATGTCCAGACCGTGCAGGGTCTGAAATGCGTAGAACAGGACGCCAAACATCGCCTGCTTACTTTCCCGGGCGACCTTTGGGCGCACCTGACATACGGTGCCGGCATTCAGTACTTTATTCACGCCGAGGACAATGAAATCAACCGCCTGGAACTGGAACAGGTTATCAGGATGGCCCTGAGAGAAGACGACCGTATCGACGGTGAGTCCATAAAGGTAGAGATCCAGTCCTGGGAGCGGGACGTGATTAGGGTTAAGGTTACTTTCAACCTGTCTCGCACGGCGCTTGAGAATAATGGTGAAATACCTGAGGAAGAGGCAACCATTATACTTACCATCAGCCAGACTGGAATTGAATTTGAGGGTGATGTCGCGTGAAGCCGGAAGACCTTATTCCCATTCCAACATTAGAAGAGTTAATGACTGCAGCTAAGGCTAAGCTGCAGGATATGAAATTTAGAATCACCAACCTGCGGCCGGGTGGAGTTTTCTATACCCTGCTGGAGATGGCACACCAGGGACTGGTAGACTTGTATGGCCTCTTGCGAAAGGTTGTGCCGCAAATATACGTTGATACGGCTGAAGATATATGGCTGGATGCCAAAGGCGCGGAATTTGAGGTGTACCGGAAAGAAGCGCAAAAAACACAAGGGAACGTCATTTTAGGACGTTATGCGGACGGTGACAATGTCATAATCCCCGCCGGCTCGATCGTGGCCACGAAGGTAGATATCAATGGCAACAGGTTGCAGTATATCGTGAGGGAGCAAACGGCTCTTGAAAGCGGTAACTTGGAGACGGTTGTATCGGTAGAGGCGGAGTATGCCGGCGCGCAGTACAATGTGGGTGCAAACCAGATCACCGAGCTGGTGACACACATCCCGGGTATTGATTATGTCCGGAATAACGAAAACTGGATCACGCGCGAGGGCACGGACAGGGAAACAGACGAGTCTTTCCGCCAGAGAATAAAAGCGAGGTGGAATCAGTTAAGTTGGGGCGGTAGCCGAGATGCTTATATTTCCTGGGCGCTGGAGATTGACGGTGTGCAGATGGTGCTCGTTGACGACCAGCACCCGCGCGGCCAGGGCACCGTCGACGTCATCATTGTTTCTGCGGCCGGCTTACCCAGCCAGCAATTGATCGATGAGGTACAAGCGCACCTTGACGAACGTAAGCCAGTTTGTGCCGACGTCCTAGTCCAAGGTCCGGAGCCGGTTATTGTCGATTTTGACATTGTACTTTACGTCCATCCCGATTATGGCGATCTGGCTGTGATCGAAGAGCAGGCTGCTACCATTATCGATACGATGTTCCAGTATGGAGATACGGAGAACACCGAAATTCTCAAAGCGTCGCCAGAGTTTGGCGTTACCCGGGCACAGATCAGCGCCAACCTTATGCGCATAGAGCACGTTGTCAACATTGACATCATAGCACCGGCGGCTGATGTGACAGTATCCGGGCGGCAGTTGGCCGTGAAGGGTAATGTTAATATCAGGGCTCAGAGGGTGAGTTAATGGGTTTTGCAGAGTACTTTTATTACCTGCTCCATAGGATTTTTAAGCGTGGTGTCTTACAGCAAGACAATGACGCGGATAAACTGACCCGTGCATTAGGGCCGAATTACGATGCTGCTCAGGAGGCGATTTTCCTAGTACGTGAGCAGGCTTTAGTGGCTACGGCTACAGGCGCGGCTCTGGACGCCTTAGGCAAAGAGCGCGGACTGCCCAGGCACCGCGACGAACCTGATGAATATTACCGGCGTAGGTTACTGAGCGCCTATAGCCTGTATCAGGCGGCGGGTACTATTCCCGGCATTAAGAACGTGCTGCGCATTCTGGGCTACCCTAACGCCGAGATCTATGAATTGTATAAAGACGGCGTTACCCAGCCGTTCCACAACGGCCAGTACCGGTATGACGGCACAATACAACACCAGGGCGGCCGGCGCTGGGCGGAATTTAAGATCATTACGGATATTGAAGAGGGGCGCACTTATACCGCTGCGGACGTACGCGTACTGGTGGATGCCATTAATAAGGTAAAGCCCGCGCATACCAAACTAGCGGCTTTTACCCTGGGCATGATCATCCCGGCCGAGGCCCTTCCTTTAGACCACGAATTAAGGCTGGCGACCGGGGTACAGTGCCGGGATGCGTTCGGGTCACAGGTAACTCACGCGGCGCAGGCCTGGGTAACGCGCGACGGCAGCCGGCTGTATAACGGCGAGATATGGGCCGAAAAGATGCAGTTGGCGATGCGGCAGTCTTTGGGTGACACGTTCCCCGGTGCGCGAACCTACGCTCCGGCCTTCCGACACGACGGCGGGGGCGCGCGATGGAAGCATGCCGGCAGCCGCATTCGTAGGGGGTTTGTGGTTTACGACGGCCAGAAGCAGCACGATGGGTCGGTTAGTCGTTGGACGTGCTGGGCGCGGTACGGGGATTGTATCGTTACTCACAACGGCCTGCGGCGGTATAACTACGGCCCGGTACACGATGGTAAGATCGCGCGCACGATGGGGGCTAATGAGAGCTTTGGCCTGCGGCTGAAGCGCCAAGGCCAGGTCATTGAGGAGATTGCATCATAAAGGGGGTGTATCTTTGAGTCAGGCGCAGTTTCCGGAGATATGGGGAATTAGGGGGCGACTTAAACTGACGTTTAAGCGGCGGGGTCGCGTTGTGGATGTGTGGGAGGACGACAACCTGATTGTCGACCTTCCCCGCGAAGAAGTGGCACTGGCCATCGCACAGGGCGGAAATATTCTGGCCGTTACCGACATAGCTGTAGGAACTAACGGCGACCCGCCCCAGGGCACCGATGAAAGTATTACCAATGCTTTCGTGAAGCCGCTGCTTAACGTTTCGCGGCCCACGCCGACCTCGGTCAAATGCGAGTTTACAATCCTGGGGTCGGACGCGAACGGGATGACTATTAGGGAGTTTGGCTTGCTGCGTTCCGACGGCACATTATTCGCCCGCCGTGTCCGGGGAGCTATTGAAAAGGACCCGGACCTTGAGATCGATGGTGATTGGACTATTTACGTGTAATAAGGAGGGATCTTAATTGCCTATCACTGAAACACCACAGTGGGAAGAAAGTATCTACCTGATAGCAGAATCAGATCCGGTGCAGGGTGGTCCGGATGGTGTCGACAACCGGCCGCATAAGGAGCTTGCCAACCGGACGGCTTATCTCAAGCAGGAGCAGGATGCCCTAAAAACAGAAGTGGTCACAGCTAGGGGCGGCTACGCAAGTCTGGAAGCGCGCCTGGACGCCCTGGAGACCCAAACTCTGCAAGGCGAGAGCACTTTCAATAGTACGGCTGGCCGCACCATTACCCATAACCTGGGACATACGAACTATATCGTTAACATTGTCCCCCTGGAGGACACGCAGGGAGATCTGGGCGATGTCTTCGTCAGCAAGGCCGCTAATGTGTTCACGGTGTACAACACGGGCGGCTTCACCGGGGCTTTCCGGTACCAGCTCATGACATAAACATAAGGAGGTAAGAGGATGATAGTTCAACATGACCCCGACAAACCCAACGAGGCGATTACCATTGACGAGGCCGTTCCTAGCCGTCTAGTAGTAGCCCCCTTCGACTTTCCCGGTGGACAGTGTAGCGGCGGAATCGTGGACCTTACGCCTTTCCAGGGCGGACCGTTTCGCCTATACCTAGAAAAAGACGGCAGCCTGAGCACGGAGCGTTTCCGGGACCACTACTGGCTGCTGGCCGAAGCTATGCTGCCCGATCGGCAGTTCGACAGTGTGCCCACGGGCCAAGTGGACGAGCATGGCCAGGCTATTACTGAAATGGTGGAAAGGGCTTTAGACCTGAACACAGTGGATATAACCGTATTTCCGCTTCCGGAGGTGAAGTAAATGAACGTGTCCAAGCTCTCTTTGGCGGCCCTGCGCGACCGGATTGCTGCCGGTACCCGTGAGGTCGATGTGGTGCATAACTCCAAGGCCGACGGTACCGGGACAACGGTCGTTTCAAAAATGATATATGTGCCGAAGTTCCGGGTGCCCGCGGGAATATGGGATGGCGGAGCTTTCCCACCCCAAGATTTGTTGTTGGGCGGGTTCTTGATCGACAAATATCCCTGCAGCCAGCCGGATGCTACTTCGGAAAGTCGCGGGAGTACCAGTGCAAATAGTCCCGGCCTAACGGCAGCCGTTTCACAGCAAGGCGTAGTGCCTTGGACTGACATCAACT